ATTAATTAATTCTTGTCTTGATGCTGGTTTTGCCATTATTCTAAGTTTTTAACTATTTAGAACCAAAACTTTGTTCCATAAAAATCAAAGTTTCTTGTTGCTTCATATAGAGTTTTACATAACATTTACACAAATTTCTTATCATTTCAATATTAGTGCAAGTGTCCAACTCTCTAGAAATTTTTTCAAATTCAAATTGCTTGGAAACTGATTCCAGTTTCATTTCTTCATGATTCATAAAGTTTCCTCAAGAGACTTTTTATTTCATTAATAGAAGATTTAATGTCTTCTATTTCAGATTCCATATTAGAGATTTTTTCTTGTTCTTGTTGTTTTCTTTCTCTTGTTTTAATATACTGCTCAGACCCAACTTTGTCAGTATTAATTATTGCATTAGTGGAGAGGTCCCTAAGTAAATTAGGATGACCCTCCACTTTTGCATATCTTCTATTTGCCATTATGCTAATGCTATTGCTCTAAGTTGTCTGATAACTGGTGGAAGTGCTTGATTAGTTGTTGTTCCAACTATCTTAATTGCAAATCCAGTAAATTGTGGAAGATCATCAGCAGTGAATGAATACTCCCTAAACTCACCTTCAAAACTACTTGGAACATTAGTATCAGATCTTCCATCATTGTTATCAGAATCTATTACATTACCATTTACATCAATATTTTTATATCCAGGGAAGAGTTCCCAAACCTGATCTTCATCAGGAACATCAGATCTATAGATCTTATACAACATCCTTACATCAGAAGCTGCATCTCTATAGCAAGAAATAAATGCCTTAATTGATGTTGCACTTTGCTCAAGTGAAACTTTCTTGCTTATGTAAACAAATGAATGTGGATCACCTGTATTGGCATTTACTCTAGAATCTATGGCATAAGAACTTATTCCTACAGGTCTATTAATCATGAAAGATTCCATATCCAAATAAACCTGATCAATATCAATGATTGGTGAAACTCTAGAATCAGATGTTGAGAGATTAAGTTCTAAAGTAAATGATTTTTGACCCTCAAATGCTGTAGAGTTTAAAAATTCAGTTTCATTTTCTTTAGATGCTACAGTTCTTAAAGTATCAAAAATATTAGTTTCATAAATGTCAATTTGCTCATATCCTTGATCAACAAATGCAATCTCAGATCCATCTATACTTCTTTGTGAGATAGTTCTAACTCTTCCAGTTGTAGTAGTTTTATCTGGAACTGTTATAAAGTTTTCATTCAGTTTGAATGAACTAAAGTTTTTATCTTTTCCAGCATAAACATTTGCCCCACCACCAAATTTATCAGTGGTGAATGTACTACCAGATCCAACTTGAACATAATATGAATCTAGAGTTGGTTTTGGATTTGCTAAAATTGTGTGAGTTGTGTTTATTTTGGATAGAGGAACATTATTAAACTCATACTTAGATATTTCAGTCTCTGCCTCATATCCTATAGAAACTGTTCCAAATTGTGATCTGGAAATATCACCAAGAGCATCTGGTAGAACACTATTATACCCAATAATTTCATCCCCAATCAATGCATATCCAGTATGTAAAGAGTTAACTGGAGAACCATCATAATAATCAAATCCTAAAGTGCTTGCTATACTAATAGATGAAGTCTCAGTTGCACCATAAGAAACACTAATTTTTGTTGGGATTGAATCTGGTCTGACTCCTGATATAGCTACCTTTTCACTTGGGAAATGCATTCCATGATTTGGATGATTTATCAGAATATGTCTGCCATTATTTAAAGAATCTGCATTAGTTGAGATAGTATAAATTGGATTTTCAGATAAGATATTTTCAGGAACAAGTGATTGCTGTGGTGCATTAAACATCCTTACAGTTCCACTAGATGCTGTAAAATTAGCTCTCCTTAGAGTGAATTTAATATCATCTGAATTGCTAGGTGTCCAAGTGCTACCATTTTGTGCCTTGAACATGACACCCATTGAAGGTTGTTTGTTAATAATTACTTTTCCAATTTCTTTATTTTGGGCAGTAGATATTTCTACTTCACCCATCCTTGAATGCCATACAAAATAGTTTGGAGAATCTGATACAATTACAAGAGCATATTCCCTTCCACCCTCAAGTCTAACCATCTTATCAAAAGTGAAGGTTGTGGGAACTGATGCATTTGTGCTAGTTTTAACTTGACTTGGCATCAAAACCTTGCTCAATCCAGGAACAACTTTATCTGGAGTTCCAGGATATCCATTTACGGTCTCTCTTATTTGAACTTCAACTGGGATAAAATTATCCTTTTCAAAGAAGTATAAATCAACAGAAGATAGTGTAATTCCAGTTTCATCATCAACAATAAATGTTTGTGCTAATGGATCATAGTATACAACATAAGTTGGTTGGACAATAGTTCCTTTTGATGTAAAGACATTTGATGCCTCACTGGTAAATTCTCCAGGAACTCCAGCTGGTGGTTTTTGTGTTGTTATTTTTGCAGTAATAGTTCCAGTTCTAAAGTTATGTGCACCTGTCCAAATAGAACCAACGACTGTACCATTGTCATCAGTAACAAGTCTATTATCTGCAACTCTTGCACTTGCTTTGCTAGAAAGACCATAGATTCTTGATCCAGTTCCCATATTTCCCCAGAAACTAGTTGCATAAGGAACTTGCAAAGTTTCAGTATCAACATTCAAAATTGTTGATTGTGGTCCATACAAGGAAGAAATACCAACAGTTGGACTGTAGGGATTTACATTGTATCTAAATGTTGGATTTAGGATTGGACCATCTTTATGATCTGGAGTGCAAATTCTAAATGCACAAGTTCTATTTCCTTGACTATCAATAGCAATACAGGTTTCTCCAGGTTGGAACGACCCAACAACATTGGTAATTTCCAGTAATTTAGGGAAACAAACTGACCCTGGTGGGACAGCATCAATTCCACTAATAGCCCTACCATCAAATATAAACTTAAATCTAGTGCTTGGTTTTAGTCTTGTGGCAACAAATTGAATATTCCTTGCTCTCATGGTAGGAATATTTGTATATCTATATCCAGTAAAGGCAGTTCTGTTACCACCACCTCTTATTCTACCAAGGAATATTGCTGGACCATAAATTGTCCAAGTATCAATTTTTGGATTTAACTGCAAAACTCCAACCCAAGTGACAATATCAAATGGATTCACACTTACAACTCTACTTGCAAATGGTTGTTTAAAGTATTCAACTTCATTATAATTTAGAGTAATGGTATCTCCAGTTCTAACTACATTTGTTGAAGTTGTTGATCCCATATCAAGTTCAGATTTTGCAATTACATCATCTGAACTAATAAAGCTGAGATCTACTCTATTATTAGTAATGTAAGGTGTAAATGTTTCATTTTCAATAACTCCATCAAAATCTGGATTAGTTACATCTGCTATTGAAATATCTGCAAAATTTTCAACAAAAAGTCCAGATTTAAATCTGTTTAATCCATTAGCATCTTCAATTAGTAAACTTTCTGTAGATGACTCCAAAAGACTTAGTGAAGTGTAATATTCAAGATCATCAACTCTATTTTCAATGGTTCTCAAATCAGCCATGGTATATCTCTTATTGTCAGTTATGGCAATTTGAATTTGATTATAATCTTCAACATTATACAAATATGCAGTGCTTATTATTGTAGCAACATCAAGAACCTCCCCAGACACCTGGGGAACTATTGGATCTTCTGATGGTTCTCCCAGAACAAGGTTAAATTCTCCAGATTGATCTAAGGTTAACTTGTCAACTCTTGGGAGATAGAAGTCATAATCAAAGGTAATACTTTCATCTGACGCTAACACTTGAGCAGCAGCCCCACCAGCAGAGTCAAATGATCTGGATGTAAAGTCAAATGGACTTCTGTTAGATGCAATATTATATGGACCAACTCTTGGTCTGATATCAATAATGTCAGTATTTCTTATGCCAGCATAACTTGGAATTTTTTTGCCATACAGTGATTGTAAATAACTATTAACTGTAATTACATCTCCAGAATCTGCACTGTCAAAATTAAAGACATCAAAGTAAATTTTTAGTCTTCCAGCAGGTTCTTGGGATCCTGGTTTTCTGATAAGTCTTCCATAGTCATAGAAGTTTCTTCTCTGACCATTATCCAGAGTATAGTTGCTTAAAATATTCTTGTCACCTGGATTTGATTGGCTAATAGTAGCTGTGTACTTGCTTTCTAAGAATGTTATTTTCTCAGATACAGATGGTCTAGCCTCAGTCTTATATACTACATAAATTTGACTGGTATTTTTTACCTCTAAAAATGTTCCAACTGCACCACTTTCTGTACAATAGAAATTTTCCCCTAAAATAAAATCTGAAGTATTTGACAGTGGACTAATAATATCAGATAGAGCAATCCATGGAATCTCTGGATCTCCAGTTCCAGATGCCTCATAAACTGCATGAACTTCAACAATATCTGGAAGATTTAATGAAATTTTATCATCATCAACCCTAACTCCATATAGTGTAGTATTAGCAAGTCCAACATTTCTTGGCGTTGAATATTTGGTTTTATCTACAACAATACTGTTACATCTTTGGTATTTTTTCTTTTTGGAACTTACATTAGTTTTAATTTGAGTTGATATTAAAACACATGGACCAGCAGCAGATGATAATCCACTGATAGTTCCTTCTTTCCCACCAGATGTAAATGTAAATGTTGCATTAGTCAAGTTTTCAATAGATCCATTAGCATTGATTAGGGTATATCTTTCTTCATCAAAACCAGCATAAACATAATCAGTGCCAACCAAACTGGGAAGAGTTGCTGTAGTTGATAATTTAACTACTCCAGTATTTTGTACTTTTACTAAAGAACTTGAATTTTCTAAGTTTATAGATGCAATATTTTTATGGGATAGTTCATTGTAAAGATATGAATTCTCAGGTCTAGAAATTTCTGGTCTGATGACATCAATATTTTGAATACTATAAGTTCCAATTCCAACATCCCCAGTACAAATATTAGTAACAGTTGTCACTCCAACAACAGTTACAGCAGTTTTTGAACTATTAAATGAACTTACTCTAGCATAAACAGATGAAGTAAATCCTGTTGGTTGATAAGATACAACATCATTAACTTTTACTGAATCAGTAAATGCAGTTCCATTTCCTCTAGAAATAGTAGCTATTCCAGGTTCTGCTGGATTTCCATGATATGTTTCAACATTAAAAGGTCCAACCAATGTTGATGAATTTAAAAGAACAGTATCTGCAACAAATCCTAATCCATCTGAAACTGATTTAACATCATTGATTGAATAGTCAGTTACTGTTCCAATTGTAGCAGATGTGCTACTAATTCCATTAATTACTAAACTTTCATTTCTAATGAATTTTCCAGCAACTTGATATAAAGAGAATAGAGTGTCTCCTTGAGTTATGGTTGATGCATATCCAGTTGCCCCACTATTAGAACCTTGAATGTATGATCCAACTGGTATGCCAGTAACTGGGATATCTGTGTGTAAATTTGTGTAAGTTTGAATATCAAATAACTTCAAATTAAATTGACTTGTAGCATTTTCATAAGAAGTGTTATGATGCTCAAAGTCATAAACCCTAGCATAACCAATTGTAGTAACTCCAGATGTAGCTGGTTGTTGATTTACTAATCTTTGACCATTTAATGCAACAACGGCACTAGTAGAAAGTCCTACTTTAGGTGCAGAAACTACATTATTGACTCTAATTAAATCTCCACCATAAAATACTACAGATGAAGATTCTACTTTTTTTGTAGTTCTTGGTTTTGGATAATCTATTACAGTATCATATGTTGCTACTTCATATCCTTTAATATATGATTTTCCTGGGGATACTTGGATTAATCCTAGACTTTCTGATGGGGTACTACCTTGAGAAGTTTTTTGGTTTTCTAGATATACTCCATTATTTCCAAATCTATCATTCAATGATTCTAGAACTTTTAAGTCATATGGGAGAACTGTGTAGTTTCCAGACTCATCAAATGTTCTTCTTGCAAGAACATCACTGATAAAAGATCCTGTTGTATCTTGTTTAATCTTTCTGATTATACCATTTTCTACTCTAAACAACTCAATGAAACTATCATCATTGTAATCATCTAAAGATTTTTTTGCTAAAGTTAAAGTTATAGTAAATCTATCTGCTCCAGGTGCTGCATAGTTTGAAAACCCTTGAGCATTATCATTTAAAGATCCATCTTGATCTGCAGTAACAACATCTTCTGAAATTGCTAGTCCAACCCTATATGAAGGAGTTGTTCCGTATTGATCTAATATAATTTCCTGCTCTTTTACGTCTACAAAATACCCTCTTACAAAGAATACACCTTCTTCTATTTTTGCAGCAGATCCTGTTGAAAATGGTGATCTACCAACAGGATTAGTTACTTGGAGGACAGGTTCCCCAGTTAAAATAAATCCCTGCCCAACTGGGAGGTCAAAATCAGCTAAAAGTTCTTCCCCTGCAGTAAATAATTCAGTTTCAAAATCAGTTCCAGAAGAAAGGTATTTTACAAAAATTGTAGTTCTTCCTTTATCAGATGCTGAAGATTTTACAATATTTACTATTTTTGCGGTTGTTCCACTGTTTGCCCCAGATATTACTTTTCCAAGTAATTCTGAAAAATATGTTTCAACGTTAATTCCTTTATAGGTAGTTTCTACCTCAACAGCATTATATACTGGTATAAATGCTGTGTTTCCAGGAATTACTACTCCACCAGCATTGAAAAATTTACTGCCAAATTTTTCAATTTGATTCTGTAAAATTGATTGTAATGTGGTAAGTTCCCTTGTCTGTACAGTCACCCCAGGTTTGAAAAGAACTTTATAAAAGTTCTTTTCTGAATCATAATCATCATAATATGGAGTCTTGTTTAGGTTGGTACTTTGGGGCATTTTCTTAGAATTCTAAAATAATTTTTATATCTTCTCTTTGTTGAGATGCTCTGGTAACAGAAGCTCTGTTATCTACATAAAGTATCTCACCACTCTTGTTATTTATATCTGGGCTTGACATGCCAGAGTTAAATTGCTGTCCAAGATAATATTCCACAGATCCAACAGTAGTTGAAGTGCCATTAAATGTACTATCAATTGGATAGGAATTAGATCCTATTATTATGTTGGATGAATTATCAAATTCATTTTGATCATAATTAGTTGCTGTTTGAATTCCACTAGAACTATCTGCATACTGATAATCAATTGTAATTATATTTCCAACAGCATAAGTATCCACATAATTAGTTCTTGGTTGAATATACCTAAGAACTTGTGTAGTTGAATCAAAACTGACTAAATTTCCAATTCCACTTGAAGATGATTGAGTTATTTTAGAATCCAATGGTTCCAAAACAGTTGAAGTTGCTAGTTTTGAAGCATAAACACCAGAACCACTACTTTGAGTAAATATGGCATTTGTTCCAAATGCTTTTAAATTTTTTACAATGCCTACTCTAGAAAATTGGTTTCCAACTATAAAGTCTGGATTAGTAGGATCATTTTCAATTCTACTATAAACTAAGACTCTAGTTGCACCCAACTCAGTGTAAATATCTGCCCCATGACCCCCTGGGGGTGGTATAATCACATTAAATATTGCTTTTTCTCCTCCCAGTGGGGGAAGAACTGAATCCAAATCTAAAGTCCCATAGGTGTACTCAAGACCACCAGCAGTGACTTCTACTGAAACTGGTTTTGATTCTTCATCAAAAACAATACTTGCCTCTCCCCCAAATCCATCACCTTTAATTGGAACACCAGTTAATGTTCCAACAAAATTATATTGAGCTTGCTTTTCAATTAAAATAGTTTCAATTTTCCCATTGAATGCATTAGTTCTAACTCTTGATATTTCTGCATCAGTGGTTGTTTCCCAATTATTTGGAACTGAGATATAATTTGTAGCATCAAATTTTAATACATCAGATGGGCTCAAGGTGTATAGATACTTCCAAATATATCCATCACTTTCTTTTCTAGGTGAAACATCAGTATGTAATGGTTCTTGAGTAGAAATTACACCTTTATTTTGATTGGATGGTGCAGATCCATTATTTAAACAGATATAGACTCTGTAGTCCCTGTTAATTATAAAATATTGACAATCGTACAATCTTGTTGAAGATGTAACTGGAGATAAATTATAAACACTGTAATCATGTCTATACATATCATACTTTCTTCCAGTCACCCATTGGAGTTTTGGAATAACCCTAATGACATCAGAAGTATTTACTTTCTTGACTCCAAGAATAGTGTCCCTATATGAATTTAAATACAGTTCATTGTCAATGGGATTTGGTTGGGAAGTGTCCCAATCAGTATCTAATGTTGTAGCATTAGGAAGTCCAAGAAAAATGTAATATCCACCTACGGCAACATCTTCAATAAAGTTTCTACAATTCAATAATCTTAATCTATCAGTTACTATTGCAGGCATTTGTTTTTGTGTACTTTATTGCTATTTATTAGTTCTTTCTGTAGAAAGATAGGGGAACTGTGTTTATTCCAACTGGTGATGTGGAATAGGATGTAAATCCTACATACAAATCTGAAGATTCTGTAGAAACTCCAATTGAAGGTGATCCAATGTCAATTTGACTTGATCCTATAGAAACTATAGTTACTCCAATAGCAATATAAGATGCTTCAACATAATCTCCAATTTGAATCAAAGATCCAATACCTGCATTTGTATTAATTCCAATTATACTAGTACAGAATCCATTGAATGTGCCATTTGTTGTTGTTATTCCAACAGTTTGCACTCCAGCAACTACTTCATAATCTAATGAAATTATTTCTATATCCAAAATTCCAGAAGATTGTTTTTCTCTGGATTTTGATACGTACTCTCCATTTATAATAGAGTCTGATTTTTGAGGAGTCCAAGATATAGCTCTTCTTTGTGATGAGGATTCTGATAATCCTCTATCTGAGTAAACTTCTGTCCTAATCGTATCTGAACTGACAACCCTTTGTCCTGTTCTAGTTTTTTGTTCTATTGGCAAAATTTCATAGATATCTCTTTGAATCCTTAATTTGTCACCTTCTTTTACATCAGTTTGTGATTGGAAGAATGTGGCATCCCCACTATAACCTTCATAGAAGTAAACTTTTATTTCACTTCCTAATGGGGGTGGTTCAGTAAATTCTAATTGAGACCCTCCTAAAAATGTGTAAGATTCTCCAGGAATTTGAAGAATATCATTGACAAAGATTAGAAGATTATATGATAAATCAATTCCTGCAGTTGGATTAGATTCTAAACTAGTTCTTCTTGTAACAGTTCCTGTTGGGGTAGCAACTGTTTCGAATAAAGTAAAAATACTTCTTCTTCCATTGACTTTATCAGTTAAATCATTTAATTTTCTTAATTGTCCAACATTCCAAGCAGAAAATTCGTCTTTAGCAACCTCATTTATAGTTATATGTAACTTATCATCATTTACTTGAGTAGAAACCCCAAGAACTCCAGATGGGGTTAAAACTTCACCAACCCTATAATTATATCCTTTATTTGTAAAACTTAAGTTTGTAACTTCTCCAAACTCATCAATATAAAGCGATACTGATGCACCAATACCAGCAGATGATCCATCTAAAGGAATATTATCATAAGGCATAGGAGCATCAAATTTTACTATGTAATCATACTCATATTTTGTTACTGTAGCTCCTGGAGTGTGAGAAGTTCCTATAGTTCCAAGTTGACCTCTTACAGAACCAGTTAATTCACTACCTGCATTGTTAATCCCAGTGTATTTAATGAGCTCAGTGCCAATTGCGACATAACCTGGATTGTTTATGCTTACTTGCTGCCCCCTAAAATACTCAAATTCAGTAGTTGATGCAACTGATATAGGAGTTCCATTTGGATCTAAAACATTTATTGTTCCTGTTAAACTGGATGATGTCCCATTATATAAATATCCAGATCCACCAGTTATAATCCCAACCCCAGTAATAATACCAACACTGTTTGGATATGCAATTCCAAGAGCACCTGATCCAGGCAATTCTGCATCTTCAATTTCAATATAGTATGTAGATATTCCACTTCTATAACCAGATCCAGGATTTCCAATATAAATGTCTGCTACTGTTCCTGCTGCAGATACAACTGCAAACCCATTTGCTGGTATCAATGGAGCATATAAGTTACCACCAGTAACTCCATATGCAACTATAATCCCCCCTCTAGGTCTTCCCCCAACATTGACGTCATATGTCTTTGTTTGATCAGAACCTCTAAACTCAATGTAAGTTTTTCCACTATCTTCCCTGTAAGAAAATGCCTCTTCAGATTCTGGATATTGAAAAATATTATTAATTAAAACTATGCCATTATCAGAACTTATTCCAACTGTACTAACTCCAGAAACTTTTAATTCAAATGATGTTGTAATTCCAGTAAATTGTTCTGAAATATCATCAAATACATAATTTCCATCATAATTAGATCTTTGAAAAACTCTTCCATGAAAGGAACTGTTATCAGTTGGAAGGATTAAAAATAGTTGAAAAGATCCTACTGGGAATCCATTACTTGATGTTGATGAGAATTCTATGAATACTCCATTAAATGCTTTAAATAAACTTTCTGCAAATCTAAAGGTATTGTTAGCACTTCTAATTAAGTAATACAATCCACCATTCTCAAGTTCAACTGGGGGATTTTCTGAGTAAAATATTGCTTGAGAACCTGTAATGATGTTTTCATCAGACCCAGTAAAATATGTAAAACTATTATCTGAAAAATCAACGTCTTCTATTGGAATAACTAAGTTTACTCTTCTTCCTTCTAATGGAGGGTCTACAAAATAGATGACATCTTTTACTATATTATAATTTCCAGATAAAACTTCTGCTGGAGTCTGTGTTATAATTCCAGTAAAAGTAAACTGGGGGGTTCCCATAACCCCAGTTCCCCTAGATACTGAAATATTTTTTGCTGAGTAATCAATAGCAGATACTTTTACTATTTCACTTTCATTATCACCATATACTCTTAGCAAAGATCCCAATCTTACATTTTCCAATGTATCTAGGGAAAATGAAGTATTGGTGTAAGTTACAATTCCAACTGTTGAAGCAACTGCAATTGGAGATTGGATTATATTGTCAACAGAAATTAAACATTTTGAATTTTGCTTTTCTGCTAATAAAGTGTGGTTTGATCCAATTCCAGTGGCAGTTATATCAACATACTCACCCAAAAGTGCTAAGGATGAGGCTAATGATACTCTTATCCTATCCTTGTCTATAACTATTGGATAAACTTCACTTGGAAGATAACTACTAAATCCAATATTCCCTGGACTATTGGTAGAGATTCCAATTGAAGTTCCTGTTCCTGGACTATATGTTAACTTTTCTCCTGTTTTGAAAAAATGCTCTCTGACATATAAAATATCAGAAGATATACCTACTATTTCTTCAGATGATCCATTGAATGTTTTATAAAAAATTGGCTCTTGATTATATCTAAGGGGGAAAGAAGTTCTCCCATAGATTGATGGAGTATAAATTGCACCAATATCTGAAACAGGCATTTTTTAAAATATTTATTAGACGTTTGGAGAGATGATTGACTTTTTGATAACTTTTAAATTATAAGTTGCTGAAGATGATGG